TTTTATAAAATAAATCTATATTTGATACTTGTTGTATTTTATCAGAGTGTGAAATATTATTTTTAATTAAATAATTATTTATCTTTTTTATTAATAATGTATTTTTATAATAATCATTTATAATTTCAGTATCTGATAAATTATTTTTTTCATACATATTTTTATAAAATTCTAATTCAAAAAATGGATATTTAATACTAAAATCGTGTATATTTGATATTCTATTTTCAAATTTTCCATATGTATTATAATGTGCTAAAGTTTGAATTTCATTCAATGAGTCTATATCAGTATTAAATAATTTATATATATGAATGTTAAAATCTGGATACTTAGTATAGAATTCATTTAAATTTGATATTCTATCTTCATTTTTACCATGATTATGATAATGTCTTAAAAGTTCATTTTTTGAATAATTTTTTAAATCAATATTAAATTCTTGATATATTGAACAATCAAAATTTGGATATACTGATACAAAATCATCATATGATTTTATTCTTTTCTCATCTTTTCCGTAAGATGAATAATGTTTATAATAATTAATATTATCCTTAAATAATAGATCAGCATTCATAAATTTATATAATTCAATATCAAAATTTTTAAAAATTTCATTATTTATAAAAGATGATATACTCATTTATTTTATATAATATTTTATTTTAAAAATTTATATTTTTTAACTTAATAAGTTTATTATTTTATATTATTATTATTAATATTATAATGACATTAACAAAAATTTTAATCACTGGTGGAAATGGAAATATTGCTAAAATGATTAAAAATAATTTATCATCTCAATTTTCTATTACAAATTTAGGAAGAAATGAATTAAATATTTTAAATTTAAATGAAATAGAAACATATTTAAATAATAATCAATATGATATATTAGTTCATACTGCTATTTTAGGAGGTCGTAGAATTAAAGAAGAAAATGGAGAAATTACCCATATTAATATACTAATGCTTGAAAATTTATTATATTTTGCAGATAGATTTAAAATGATAATTAATTTTGATTCAGGTGCAATATATGATAGAAAAACAGATATTTATAATAGAACAGAAAATCAATTATTAACCATACCAAATGATTATTATGGATTTTCTAAATATGTAATTTACAAAAGATCGCTACTTCATACAAATATGTTTAATTTTAGAATTTTTAATATATTTCATGTAAATGAAGAGAAAGATCGATTTGTAAAATCATGTTTTATATCAAATAAAAATAATACAGTAATAAATATTTTTGAAGATAAATACTTTGATTTTGTTTATGAAGAGGATTTTATTAAAATTATTAAATATTATTTTGATAATTTAAATACTCAAGATAAATTAGCAAAAACAATTAACATTTCTTATTCTAAAAAATATAAACTATCTGATATTGCAAGTATAATTATCCAAAATAAAGAAAATATTATTATTGGAAAACCAGTATCGAATAATTATTGTGGAGATAGTACTATATTAGATAGTTTATCATTAAATTTATATGGATTAGAACGTAGTTTAGAAATATATAAAGAAAAAGTTAATTTAGATATATAAAAATTGAAAGAAGTTTTATTATAATTATAATATATTATATCCTAATTATACTATTAAAGTATGGCATTCTTTTCTGATATAACAGATGACAAATATAATCAAATTATGGAATACCTAAAAGATGGCACTCCTCTTAGTCAATTATTATTGAAATCAGATAATCAAATGCATAGTTGTTTTTTAACTATATCAGCAATGAGATCTAAGAATGGTTTAAAACATATATCAAATCCATTTGATAATTATATAGTAACATCTGATGAAATGAATCAAACGCTTCATAATTTAGAACAATATGATGAATCAGATTATGATAATATTCTAAATATTAGTTTAACAATTTGGTATTTAGCAAAATTAAAAAAGTATAAAATGGGTATTGATATTATACAAAATATGTATGAGATTAATGTATTGGAAATGGAAAAACTAGCAATAGAAAGAATTACTACTAAATTGGAAGTATTCAATGAATATTAACAAAAACTTTAATATTATTTCCCGTCTTTTTAGCAATTACATTTTTTGACAACGTTATTTTATTTTTCAAATCTTTTTCAATACATTCAATTAAATATTCAATTGCCTTATTTTTTATAAATCGAATGTTATATTTCATGCATATCATAGTAAATATTTTCTTAAAATATTCAAAAAACATAATTCCATTTGAATTATCTATAATACAGTAATTTTCGTAATAATCTATTTTATCTATCGATTTTTCATATATCTTATATATTTCATTATAGTTTTTAATAAATGTTACTAAATTCGGTAAAATTGCACTATCAAAACCATTAATTGAAGGCATTAATACATCGCGTAACTTCCCTCGATTTGACCATTTACATGTTGAATCATATATATATGGTATATTACATTTTTGTGCAAATTCTATTATATCAACTTTATTAATATTTAATATTGGTCTTAAAATAGTAACATCTCTTTCAATTGATTTAATTTCCATTCCTAATAAATTATTATATTTAGCCTTGTTTTTCAAGTTAACAAATATATTTTCTAGACAATCATCCATATTATGACCTAATATTATTGGGCTATTTATTATTTTTTTATATGCATCAAATCTTATTTCTCTAGTAATTGATTCATATAATTCACGATCAGAATCTCTAGTTCGGATAATTTCCGTAATTTCTCGAACATAATAATCAATACCTAAATATTTGCAAAATTCACTTACCATAAATAATTCAATATGCTGGTCATCGCGATTATTATAATTAATAGAGACAGCCCCTATTTCTAGATTTAAATTTTGATTCTTTTGTTTATAAATATGTAATAAATAAAGACATACCATTGAATCAACACCGCCTGAAATAGAAACATAAATTTTATTATATCCAACTACATTTTTAGCAAACTCAATATATAGTTTATTTTCATTATCGAAATAGTTCAATTTTTTCAAATCAAAACTTGAATTTGAATCAAGAACAGAATCAATATCAGCAATTTGAATATTTTTATAGTTTGTATATAGCATATCTTTTTCATTATTAATTTTGATAAGTGCTTTTAATGTTGCTTGATAGAATCGCCTGTAAATTGGATGATAATTATCAATTTTCCAAGTATTAATTAATTGAATGCATTTTATTAAATAACTTTCTTGAAAGGTATGTCTATATGGCATGATTAAAAAACATCGTTCTTCTTCAGCTAATTTCATAGATTCAATATTTTGATCATATTGTTTTAATAATTGTAGTGCAATAGCATCAAATATTTTTATTTTTGAAGAATCATTACGATATATATGACGGCTAAATTGATCTATTAAAATTATTTTACCTAATAGATGATATGCATCTAAGTCTAAATAAAACTCTAGATTTAGATAAAGTTGCAAATCCAATATATTTTTATATTTGTTAGTTATTAAATTGTCAAAATCTGGTGGACAACCAAACCAATATTTTTTATTTTCGAACCAAAATGAAACAATTTCAATGTATATATTACTTGAGAATTTAGTGGCTTCATTTATCTCTTCCTTTTCAGAATTATATTCCATAATTAGTAAGATATAAGTTAAAATTTTATATTATATTATATATCAAATTTTTATATTTTTTTATAAAAATTGAAAAATATATAGATTAAGAATTATATGATATCCATTTGTTTAATACCTCAACGCAATACTTGCAACGCAATACTAGAAAATGGAAGTAGTAGATCTTTCATATGATCTTAATAATAATAAACTTTTTATATATAGAAGTTTAATATTTATTTCTGTTATTACACTTGTAATTATACATATAATTAAAATAATCATAAATAAATTGAATAAAATAAATATTCTTGAAAAAAGGCTTCAATTAATTGAAAATAGTAATGAACATGAGTTGACTAGACTTAAATTAGTTAAAATAATGGATGTACAAGACAAAAATATGAATAATTTAATAGAAATTATATCTAAAATAAATGATAAAATAAATGATTTAGAATATAACATGAAAAATGTACTTATTAAAATTGGTGTAGATATGGAAAATCAAAAATCTACTTATCAACAAAACAAAAAATATGAAGAAATTATTAAAGAATTACAGTATAATATGAAGAATGTTCTGATTAAAATTGGTATAGATATTGAAAAAGAATTATCTGTTGATAAAAAAATAGAAGAATTACAATATAATATGAAAAATGTACTTATTAAAATTGGTAGTGATATTGAAAAATAAAAAAAATTTTTATGATATTATTAATCAAATTGTTAGAAAGTTGATTAATAATATGAAAAATTTAAAAAAAGAGATATAGTTATATCTTCTATTTGAGAAGTATTTAGACTCTAAAAATTTTGTTTAAATAGATTAAGTTATAATTATAAAAATATTTTCGAAGATTAATTTATAATATTAATGTTCGAAAATTTTTGGTATATTAGTAGTCAAGTCTTTTTTATATTTAGTTCGTCTATTTTATCATCGTATTTTATTTGTGCAATTTCTAATACTCCATTTTATAATCCACTATTATCAAAAACCAAATTAATTTCAAATTTATGTAATGCTTCATTAAATCTTTCATTTGTAAGCGTGGAAGTTATAGGAGCTGCTATGATATATTATCCATATATAGATTTAACTTCACATTCAATAATAAAAAGCATGTTAAATATAATAGAATATTCTATTTGGATTGAATTATTTTATTATTCTTATCACCGTTTTTTACATTCTACAAATTGGTATTTATATATTCATTCAAAACATCATGAAAATAAATTAGTTTATCCATTAGATACTCTTCATATTGGATTATTAGATTTTACGGGAATGATATGCACTTTAATAGCTCCTTTATTATTTGTTCAAGTAAATTTATTTGAACATAATTTTATAATGTATTTATATTTAACAGGAGCGTTTTTAGAACATTCGTCATTATTAGAAAAACGGCATTTAGAACACCATGAAAAATTTAAATGTAATTTTTGTTTTCTTTTTCCAATATTTGATTATATGTTTCAAACGGTGGGAAACTAATAAGGTTCCCTGCTAGGTAAATAAGATGGAATAGAAGGGTAAGATGGAATAGAAGGGTAAGATGGAATAGAAGGGTAAGATGGAATAGGAGGGATCTAAAGGGAACCTAGGTTCCCTTTGAGGAGGGGTTGCAGGGGAACCTAGGTTCCCTGCCCTAGGTTCCCTGCTAGGCAAGACTATTCAATTGCCAACAAAAAGCACATTTTTTATCAAAACTTGAATTTATATTATTATCATTTAAGAGAACATAATATGGAAAGACTCCCTTTTTTGAATCCATATCATTAGGATTTATGCAACCAAAATTCATTATATCATAACAATCCAATTTTTCATCTTGTTTTCCATCATAATCATCACATATTCCTCCAATAATACTTTTTTTAAAAGTTTTTTTTTTATTTTTATTACATTTAATACATTTTTTTAATAATTTATGCATTTCTTCTAATTTAATACATTCTCTATCATCGCAAGTTGATAAACAATCTTTTGTATATCTTTTTAAATTTTTATTTAAAGTCTTTTTAAATAATTGTTTTTTATCATTATTTAACATTAAATTTTTGTAATCATTTAAAGTATATTTTTTTATTTTGGATTGTTTCATTTCATTCTTTTTCATTTCATTATCTTTCATTTCATTATCAAAATATTCTTTATTGAATTCACTAGTTATATAAAGAATAATTAAAAAAATAAAAATAATTATTAAAAGATACAATATTTTCATTATATTCTAATGTTATAGTATATAAAAATTAATTAAAAATTCTTTTTTTAATATATTTATCAAAAATATCGCATTTTAATTTATATAATTCTTCATTATCAATATTTGCCAATTTAATAATATTTTCAACTGAAATACTATCAATAGAATCATTATCTGGTAATAAATAAATATTATCTGAATTACTAATACTAACATCAAAATTTAATAATGGTCTACTTTCTAAATTATTTTCATATAATATTCTAATAATCTTATATTTTTTACTATTATTACTAATATTATATCCATTATCAATTAATATTTTATTCAAATAAAGATGACTTAAAGTATTATATAAATAAATTTCTGCTAATTTATCAGTTTGAATATTTAATGGTGATCTAAAAAGCCATGCATCTTGTTCAGTTGAATAAAATATTTTATTTAATTTAGGACATCTTGTTAAATCACCTGATATTAATCTTTCAATTCTAGATAAACAATAAACTTGATTTTTATTATGTAAGTCTATTTTAATATCATTTAGTTCTGATGTATTTAATAATATTATATCTGAACGAAGAATACAAATAACTTTATTATTATAAACATTATTTGCAATATCAATTAAATCTTTAAAAGAAACATTTTTATTATATTCATATAAAACTAAATTTTTATTATCTTTTAAATCTTTAAATTCTTCATTTAAATTATTTCCTAAAACAAGTACTTTACTTACATAACTATTTTTTAAATTTTCAATAATACTCTTTTTTTGAATAATATTTAAAATATTAATAGAAGATTGTTTATAAAAAGTAATAATTTGTATTTTATTATCAGGAATATCATTATTTTTTTTTACATTTTGAAGTGTAATGTTTTGATTTTCATGTACTCCTTTATCTTCAAGCTCTAATTTTTTATAATTTTCAATAAAAATTTCTCTATTTTTATTCATTCTATCTTGAATATATTCTTTAAATGTTTTATCATCCTCTTTTTTATATTCTACTTGTAATGAAAAATATGAAGATAAGATCTCTTCAGTATCAACAGGTGGAATATTTCTAATAGATTTTATTACTTTTTCAATATAAATATATATATACTCAATTGGAATATTCTTATTTATAATTTCAATTTCTTCTTCAACTTTTCCTTCTTCATCTGTTCCAACTTCATTAGAAACTGCTTCATCAGATTCTTCTTCTAAAATAATATTACTAAAAACATATTTATTATATTTATTTAATAATTCACATAAATGATCTGTTTTTTTTAAAGAACTTAAATAAACAACAAATAAACAGTCTTTTATAACATTTTCTTCATAAAATTTATCATAATAGACCTGATTTATTTTTTCATTACTAATTTCTCTCTTTTCATCTTTTAAGGACAATAGATGAATAACCGAAATTTCAATATTATATTTTTCTTTGATTAATTTGATAATATATTCATCAAATTTATAGCTATCATCTGAATATAAAACTATATATTTTTGATCTGACATAATATTAATTATAAAAATATTTTTAAGTATATACTTATTTTTTATTATTTTACCTACTTAAAGATATATTAATTAATATTAATTACAGAATAATATAATGACAGAAGTAAATACAGAGGATAAATCACTTGGAAGACCGGCTAGAGTTTCGGCATACCAGCAATTGTCTGGTCTCTTAACTGCACTTAAATCAGAGGAAATTTCTATTAATGATGCAATGAATAAAATTCAACTAAAAGATACTAAACCATCTCGTCCCTATTGCAAAGTAACTCAAAATGGAGCACTTGCACTTCATGGTGTTACTAAACAACCCATTGTTTTGTATGCTGATCAATGGAACAAGCTAATGAAGGTAACTAGAAGCGACTATCTTGATAATTACATTAAGTATAATGAAAGTCGTTTGAAATACAGAACAAACAGAAAGCAAAATTCTAAAGAGTCTCTTGATTCTGAAAGTGAGTTTGCTTAGAATAATCTTTAAAAAAAATAAAAATAAAAAAATAAAATTTAATTAAAAAATTAACTTAAATATTACTATCTAAGTTAATTATATGAGTCTTTATTTAACTTATAACGAATTTCATAAAGAATATAAGATAGAAGATATTATTCTAGATGAATCAACAAAAATTGGAAATATTCAAGAAAAAATATTATCATTATGTTCATTAATGATATACAATATTGAATATTCAGAATTTATATTAAATAGTGGAGAAAAATATATATTAGGATCTGAAAAAATATTATTTTCAGATACAATTGAAAATTTCTTAAAAACAAATAATATAGAATTAGTTGATATAAAAGAAATTATTATTCATGATAGAAAAAGATATGAAAATGGAAATGTTATTAAGAATAATATGTATATAGATAGTTACAATAAATGGTTTCAATTAGAAGAAAATGAGAACTATATTAAAAGAATTAATAGCATATTTAGAGTTACACAGAATACAAATATTAATGAGCCTCTTCATAATTTATTAAATAATTTATTAGATGTTAGATTTGATGATATTAATCAATTTCAAAGAGAACAAAATGGAAATCAACAAAGTGAAAATGAAGAAGATGAAGATTCTGATCAAAATAGTGGTTATGGTCATAGTCATGGTCATAGTCATGGTCATGGTCATATACTTAGTTCGCTCAGTATTGAAATTCCTGAATTACCTGAAATTTCAGAATTACCTAGAAGTGAAAGTAGAAGATATGATTTTAATCCATTTTTATCAAATATTTTTATGAGTAATCACATTCCATTTAATTATTATAATAGAAGAAGCAGAAATATGAGTTATTCTCCTGATAATGAAATAAGAAATGAAAATGATCCTCCCGGTACTCCAGAAAATGAGTTACAAACAGAACCAGGAAATGAAAATGATCCAATAAATAGTCAAGAAGATGAATTTGATAATCAACTATTTGATCTACAACAAGAAAATTATATTGATACATATAGTGATCCACCTGATGATCCATCTGGTGATCCACCCAGTGATCCACCCGGTGATCCACCCGGTGATCCACCCGGTGATCAACCTAGTGATCCACCCGATGATCCACCCGATGATCCACCCGATGATCCACCTAGTGATCCACCCAGTGATCTAGAGAGTTATCCCCCACTTGAAACTTTTATAAATAACCATAGAATATATGTAGATAGATATCCTTTTTATAGAAATAATCTTAATTTATTTACTGAAATATTGACTTATAATATGTTAGAAGTTCCAATTAATAATATTATTAATGCCCCAATAAATGTTGGCGAAGATGTAACAGTTGCACTTACCGATGCTGAATTTGATGAAATTGAATCATTTGAATTTAAACAAAGTGATAATAATATGAAGAATGATTGTCTTATATGTTTAGCTAATTTTTGCGAAGAAGATCAATTAAAAAAATTAAAATGCAATCATTTTTTTCATAAAGACTGTATTGAAAAATGGATTTGTCATCAAAGTAATAAATGCCCTATTTGTAGAACAGAAATAGCAAAAGGAGAACCAAAAAATATTTAATAAAAAAAATGATAGCTAAAAATCAATAAATAATTTAATTTATTGTAATATTAGTTAGCTAAAATGATCTCCGATACTTTTCTAAGTTGGGGCTCCATAGCTGTTGCCATCTTTGGCTCATGCACATTTCTATTTAAGCAAGTTGCTGCAGATATTTTTCTGTTTTCAACAAAAAAATATTTTCAACTTTATCAGATTCGAAATCCAGACTCCATTAAAATCATTATGTCCAATGTTGGCGATAACTCAACTAAAAGAGACGAGAATGATAAACCAATTGGCTGTTTTTATGGTGGTTGGTATAAAGATTTTTATTACGGTTATATCACCGAATCAGCTGGTGGTCAATATAGTAATCATTTTCAACCAGAAATGACCCTTCATATCTACTGTAGCAAAAAATTCTACAAAAACATTTGTGGAAAAGTAGAAGAAACAGCTAATACTATTAAACATATGGTAAAGAATGAAAATGGTTATAGTTGTAAATGGAGAAAAACTTTTTGGGATGTAACTAAATTTACACCCAGAGAAGACCAAAAAGAAATTATTTCAGATATTATTTTCAATTTCAATCAAAATGATAATAAATTTTTCTGTCTTATTTATGGTCCTCCTGGTACTGGTAAATCAATGATTGGAATCCTTCTTGCAAAGCAAGTTAAAGGATGGCTAGTCCGTTCTTACAACCCAACTCTTCCACATAATACGCTGAAAAGTATATATTATGAAACAAAACCAACTCAAGAGCAACCTCTTGTAATTGTTATTGATGAAATTGATTGTATTCTTAAGAAAATCCATGATGGAGGAATTAAAACAAAGACAGATACTCCAAGAGAAGTATTCGATAAAGAATCATGGAATCGTCTATGTGATGATATTCATCTTGAAATTTACAAGTATACATATATTATTGGAACAATGAATAGTTCTCCAGATGATATGAACAAACTTGACGATGCCTATCTTAGAAAAAATAGGATTCACAAGATGTATAAAATGGAAACTGAAAATCCTATTCAAGAAAAAGTAGAAGAAGTAGAAGTACCAATTAAAAAAAATACGGAAACTACTCTGAAAAAACTTTTTAGAAAGAAAGCCAGTGTCCCATCACGGTTTCTCAAGAGTAATTAATTTATTAAATTTATTTTATAAAAACATATAATTAAAAATTAATGTCTGGATCGCTATCCGACATATTTAATAATTGAATTTTTGCATTTTCATTTTCCATGAAAATTTCAAAAAATCCGTAAAATCTAGTTATTTTATTCAAAATATTAACCATATAGTCATTATCATATGCAACCTCTATAATATTAATATCGGTTTTATCTTTTTTTTTATGAGCTTCAACTAAATGAGCATTTACATAATTAAATAAGTAAATATAGCACATTACTTGAACTTTTTCATAATCTCGTAATGTATAAAATAGACGACTTACTCTATTTTTTATTTCAATAATTGTATTATCTTCAGAACTAATACCATCAATTTTTCCACCAATATATAAAACAGCTTTACCATCATCATAAATTTTCTTTTTACGATAAATATTATCTTTTACAACACTGCAATTTTTCATGGATTCATAGATTTTTAGTACATCTGTTTCATTACGTGTTCCAAAATTAGTATTTGTAACATTATTGATTGATTTTAATATTTCTTTCTTTTCAGTTGCATTAATAGTTGTATTTTTAATAATATCTTCTTCTAATTTTTTTTTAGTATCATTCAACTGGTTTGTATCAGCTGATAATAAACATTTATTTAAATCTTGATTAATTTGAATATTATTTTTTTTTGCTATTAATTGAATTACTTCTGAATCTGTATATTTATTAAATTTTGTTAGATTTTTATATTTTTGATAATCTTCAGGTTCATATTTTTCCCAAAATTCAATTAAATAATCTTTCCGTTTTTTATATGGATTATCACCAGTTAATATAGCTATGTTACTAATATTAAAGAGTATTACTTTCTTTTTAAGAGTTTCATTATCCATGCGTAAAATATAATTTATATAATAAATATAGTTTTAATATAATTATAATTCATTTTTTTAATATATAAATATAATATATATGAAAAAAAACTTATTTTTCATTTTTTTAATAATCTTATTCTTGCTATTACTTTTTGTAATTTTATATAATACTCATATACAAGAAAACTTTGAGACTGTTACAACTTCTCCTAGCAGAGTTATAACTACTTCTAGTCGAGTTAAAACTACTTCTCCTAGACAGGTTACAACTACTTCTAGAAGAGTTACAACACCCAGATCAATTACTAATCATTCTGTAACAAGACAAGATTTTATAATAAATGGGAAAACTTATAATGGAACACATAAAACGCCATGTTTTAATAAATCAGATGATTTTAATGAATGGTGTCGTAATTATATTGATCAAAGTAATATAAGTCTTGCTTCTGGAAATAATATGAATAATATTGGTGCTAAAAATATAATAGTAGGAAAATTAAATGGAACAGATGAAGATTGTGGCAATCCTAATTTTGCACAAGCAATTTGTGACTTTAATTATATTGACGGTGTTAGTAAAATTCAACCAAATAAAAAATGTAATAATACATATCAAGAAAATGGTTCTAATAACTGCACTGATTTGAATTATAATATTTTTACTGATTGTTTGCATCCAACTGCTACTCTACAAGACTATAAAGATCAATGTGCTTTATTAGGATCGAAATTAAATAGTGGATCATCTAGTGGATCATCTAGTGGATCATCTAGTAGATCATCTATTACATATTCTCCAATAGAATTTTCAGGATATGATTGTAATCCAGGATATTTTAGAGCAAAATGTACTAATTCAAATGATAATATAAATTCATCAAATTCATCAAATTTAGATGATTTATTTAATACACTGGGTGGTAACAATTATCCCCCGCAAGAACAATGTAATAGTGATAATTGTCTAAACAATAGAAATAATTGTAATTGTTCAAATTCTTATTCAACAACACCTAGTTCTACTTAATTTTTTGAAAAATTAAAAATAATTGATTTAAAATAAAGTTAGATTTAAAGAATTTAGAAAAATATATATAAGATAAAATGTCTCAACTTAAAGAAACTAATTATGAACAAAACGATAATAATGAACAAACCAATGATAATTATGAAGAAATGGACCTAAAAATAATGAGCTTTATAAAAATGATGAATAACAAAGATTCTATGGTTATACCAGATCCAACATATTTTACTATATCTACGCAATCTGCAATGTGTAATATTAGTAATGTAAAATCAATTGACTTATCTAAAATTGTAGTATATATTGGTAAAAGTATAATTAAAAATATTATTTTTAAAGAAGATTTAACTTATTTAATTCGAGGAATTGTAGTAGATAATCTTATTATTCGATTTGATGAAAGTTATTTAAAAAAGTATAAAAAACCAATGATTAAATATATGGGAAAAAATATTGATTATACCAATAAAGAAGAATGTTTTTTAATGTTAAACAACATTGATATTTTAGAAAACAATTCTTTAAAAAAACAAGGGCGCCAAAATAAAAAAAAAGATAATGAGTATTTTTATAATAGTTGTTCAATTATTGTAAAAGCAGATAAAGATACAAAATGTGTTAATATTAAGCTTTTTAATAATGGAAAAATTACTTTAACTGGCTCTAAAAATGAGTTTGATGGATATCATTCTTGTAAAGTTTTACTTGAAGAAATGAAAAAATACCCTCCTATTTTTGACGAAATTGAAGAAGACACAACAGTTGAACAAATGGATATATTAAATTATAAAATAACAATGATTAATAGTGATTTTAATACTAATTTTAAGATTGACTTGTTGAAACTATTAACATTACTAAATTCAAATAATAAAGATATATTTACAAAATTTAATCCTGAAAAATATAGAGGTCTAATTATTGGATTTTATTGGAATACTTTTCATAAATGGCAAAATGGTGTATGTAAATGTACTGGAAAATGCAATGGAAAAGGAAAAGGAATGGGAGATAATGATTGCAAAAAAATAACTATTTCTATTTTTAAAAGTGGATCTATTATTATTACTGGTGGAAGATTAGTTAAACAAATAGAGGATGCATATTCCTTTATTAATAATATTTTAAAAGAAAATTATAAAGATATAGTGAAAATATCTATCTTAGATTTTATGGAATCTGATGATGAAGATAGTATTGAAGATGAGGAAGAAGAGGAAGTAAAAGTTATCAAATCCAAAAAAACTAAAAAAGAAAATGATGTTCTTATTATTGACACATCAGTAAAACAAAAAATTAAAATTAACAAAGCTAAATAGTACATTATATTATAATCAAATTCTAATTATTTATTTATTCCATCTCTTTGAATTAAATGAAGCAATTTCATCTGTATCTAACATATTTGATGCACCATAATTTGTTGGTAATTTACAGAAATCTTGTTCTTCACATTGTGGTGGATTTGCTATATTTCCCTTTGGTTTTTTGCCATAACAATTTACACCAAATTTTAGATCAGGATTGGGGAAAAACCCACCATTTAATCCAGGAACACCACAATATCTTTTAACTTTATCTGGTAAATTTTTATTTTCTTTTTGTAAATTATCCCAATCACATTTTTGAACTGGATAATATGCTGATTGTCCTTCTGTCCATCCATATGTGCACCAATTTGCACCATTATTAAACGAATCAACTAATTCCTCTTTTTTCGCTAATCTTGCACCATAAGATGCACATTTACATTTACTTTGTTCATATGTATAATCTTGATTTGCAATGTGAAATACTTCATGTTTTTCAAATAAGGGTATTTTCTCAATTTTAGATATATGTAACTTATCATCTAATGGAAGTTTATCTTTTACTAAACATACGCTCCTATCAGATAAATCAAATAAATATTGAAATAATGATTTTTTTTCTTCACATTTTGTTGAATAATAAATAATAATAGAAATTACTAAATAAACAACTATTAACAATAACATAATCGATAGCAATATTATAAAAAATGTTTTAAACTTAAAAGATCGTGGCTTATTTGTTATATTTTTAGAATTTGCTATAATTGTACTATTTGCTACTTTATTATTTTTAAATATAGAATTATTCATAATTATATTATTATCCGATATTTTATTTTATAATTAAATTTTTAAAATACCAGAAATATAATATTCCAGTTATTTCATTTTTTTGTTAAGTCATAGAATTTTTATGTAAATGTATTTTTTAATTTAACGGCGTCTATTTAAATCAGATTCACTTAAAATATCTAAAATTCTATCTTCTGCATCAGGTTCTAATAAAAGAGGTTTAGGAAACGGGAGAAGATACATTTTAAATTTAATATCAGAAGTTATAATTTTTCGAATAAACGAAAAATTATTATTTCTGAAGCGAAGAAAAAAAGAAACGGCCTTATCTTTAAAAGTTATGTTATTATTTACAAACATTGTTCGGTCTAGTGATAATCATTATATAAATTTTAAATTTTTGAATATTTACCTATCATTTTTTTTAAAAATTAAATCAATATAAATAAAATAGACTATATATATTATAAATGAATAAGGGAGTAATTGGCCTTAAAAATAGAGGAAATACGTGCTATTTAAATACATCTATACAATGTTTAAGTCATATTCCTAAGTTAACTGATTATTTTGTGTCAAATGATTATATTATTGACCTAAATAATCGATTTGAAGAGATAAAAACAAAAAATATTAAAGAAATCTTGTTAACAAGAGAGTATTCTAAGTTAATTAAGGCAATGTGGAGTAATACTTCTTCTATTGAACCTAAATCATTTCATGAATTAATTCAAAAAATTGATGATCGTTTTAGTGGATATGAACAACAAGATTCACAAGAAGCTTTATCCTTAATTTTAGACCATTTACATGAAGGACTAAAGTATGATGTTGATATTACATATACGGGAAAGAATGAAAATAAAGTTGATGAACTCGTTATAGAATCAATTAAACAATGGAGTTCTGAGCTAAAAAATAAATATTCTATTATCGTGGATCTATTTTTTGGCCAATTTATGAATAAAATAGTATCCGTTGAGAAAAATAGCTTACTTTCAACAAAGTTTGAGGTTTTTAATATGTTAAGTGTTCCTATATATGGCAATACTTTATATGATTCTCTTGCAAAATATTTTGAAAAAGAAACATTGGAAACACCTTTTTTTGATGAGAAAAGAAATAAAAATATCAATGCATATAAACGAATTCAGTTGGTAAAAGTTCCTAAATATTTAATTATTGTATTAAAAAGGTATCAAAATAATTTATCAAAATCGAATAATACAATTACATTTCCAATTAATCACCTCGATTTATCACAATATTGCAGTGGATATGATCAATATGGATGCAATCTAAGTTTAGTATCTATTGGATGTCATTATGGGGGATTAAGTGGTGGCCATTATTACTCTATTTGTAAACATACAAATGGAAAATGGTATAAATATGATGATGATGAGGCATCTGAACTAAGTATAGAAAATAATTTAGATGCACTGTTTAAACATGGGTATATATTGATATATGAAAAGAAATGATAACTGGAAAAAATTGATAATAGTTTTTATAAGATATTATAGAAATTTAATATAAAACAAAATTTTATATGAATATTTTAGGAGAAACTTGTAATAACATAGCAATTGTAAACAACGCGTATACAGATATTGTAAATGGAAATTATGAAAAAGTATTAGTATCATTATCTTCAATAGATAATAATACTTCCAAAAATATGTTATCTGAATGCTTAATTGTTGCTTGCAATAACATATGTTATGAAATAGTTCTTTCCTTATTAAATAAAGGTGCAAATCCAAATCATACATGTGATGATTTACATAATAATAAAATAACGCCATTACTTGCTACATTTCGATCATCTATAGAAGATCAATCAGAACAATGTAAAATAATTAGAGTTTTAATTGAAAGAGGGGCAAATTACAATTACTTATATACCAGTAATTTACATTTGCTTCATTTTGCCTGTTATTATGGATTTTATGAAGCGGTTGAACTATTAGTCGAAAAAAATATTAACATCGATCATTTATCAGAATCAGGAACTACCGGATTAATGCTAGCAGCTATGAAAAATCACGAAAATATTGTTCGTTTTTTAGTGGAAAAGGGTTCAAATATTAATATTTTTAATGATAATTTTGATACACCTATAAAATTTGCAATGTTAAATAAAAATGAATCATTAGTGGGATATTTAATCCTAAATGGTGCATATAAATGAGTTTAATACTTTAAATCTTATAATAAAAAATGATAGATAAAATTACATAATTTTATTTTATAATATTAAAGTACACCTTATCTTGACATTTCCTAAAATATGGAACTCTCAAGCTGCCCAAAAATGGAGAATAAAGAAAGCTGCTGCATTTGCATAGAGGAATATAACGATCTAAAAAATCGACAGATTTCTTTGCATACGCCAATGAATGGCATTGATCATCAAGCTAATTGTTAAGCAATATGAGAACTGGAATCGCCGATGGCCTTTCATTTAAATTATGTTTTTCTATGGTTTTCAACATACCGAAAAAAGCCTTAAAGAGCTGAAAGCAGCTTCCATTCCGCCATCTGAATCAATTCCTCCTATTGACATCAGTACACCTGAAAAGAGACATGCTGAACGTGTGAAGAAGGTGTTTAGTGATCCTAATATTTGGAAACTTATTGTGTGTTTCATCTGAACACAAAAATTTTTTATAAAATAATTCTAAGGATTAATTTTTATATATTTTTCTAATATAAATACATAAAATGAAACTACTATATATAATATTATCGTCAATAAATATGCTCAATTTTGCCAAATTAATAATAAATACAAAATATCTTATAAAAAACAAAAATGGAGAATCCTATTGTGAAAAAAACTCTATTGTTTTTATGAATACTAACAAATTTTTCAAAGATAAGAAAATAATATCTATTAGTCCAGCCGGATATTATGGATTTTATACAATGGGTGTTTGTTCATATATAAAAGAAAATTATAATACATCACAATATATTTTCTCAGGAGCATCAGCTGGTGCATGGAATTCTCTTTATATGACATTAAAAACAGATCCCAAATTTATGAGTAGTATACTTGTTAAAAATGAAATTTATAAAAATAAAAATATATATGAAATTGAATATGAAATTAAAAATACTATTTTACAATATTACAGAACAAAAGATTTTGATTTAGATAGATTATTTATTGGGCTAACTACATTAGGAAAAACAAATATATACACTGATTTTGAAAATTTGGAAGATGCAATTGATTGTTGCATAGCTAGTTCTCATATTCCTTTTATTACAGGTCATGTTTTTCATCATTATAAAAATAAATGTGTTTTTGATGGCGGATTTAGTAATTATCCATATCTAAATACAAATAAACGTGAATTACATATTAATCCAAATATTTGGAATCAAAATGAAAATTTAAAATTTAATTTGTTCAAAAAAGATTTCTTCAATTTTGAAAATTTATATGATAAAGGATATGAAGATACACATAAATATGGAAAGGAAGAATTAGATAAAATATTTGGTGAACCAGATATTCAAGAGGAAAATATAACGGATGTAAAAATGATATAAAAATTGAAAAAAATATAACAATGTATATATTTTATCTTATCTGTTATATTAAAGAAGCCCATCAATATGGATACAGTACTTTCTATATTTACCAATAATTCTGACACCGAATTAATTAATAAAATTAAAAATCTTGAGGAAAAAATTAGTATTTTAGAAAGAAATATCTTAGAAAAAGAATGTACCATTTCAGAAATTGAAAATAATATGAAGCGCCAATATGTAGATGGTTGGATAGTTACCGATAGTGAAGGTATTAAAGGAAACTTTTCCGGTAATATATATTGGATTAAAGGAGATGGAATTTTACATTACAAAAATGGTAATATATTTGAAGGAGATTGGGATTCTATTGGTGAAATTGTTGATGGAACATTATCTAATCGAAATGGAGAAATATTGAGAAAATGGGATGATTATGAAGAACTTAGTGAAATAGTTGATAACAATGAAACTGAAGAAGAAGTTGATCCTGAAAGGATTGAAGAAGTATAATACTATTCCATAAAAAATGAAATATTAATTTTCATAAATTATTATAAATAAATATTACTATTAAATATTATGTCTGAAAGCTATAAAGAGTTAATAGCTAAGGAGAGATCTAGTATAGAACCTAAATTACCCGCTATGTCCGATAGATATTATTTCCATTTTCCACGAACCGAAACATGTTATCAAACGGTGTGGTCTGGCTACTTACAGATTCAAGAAGGTAAGCCCCTTATAGATGAATCAAAAAAAGATGAATT